CTTCCACACTTCTTGTTCCTCCCTTTTGGAACAAAGACGCTTCGCTCATTTTCTCAACTTTTTAATAGGAAATTAATACCACATTAATGTTTTAGTATTATCGGCATGTTATAATGTAAGTGTTACTCATGAAGTGACCGAAAAGAGACTTATGGCAGATGTTCCCCTCGTGAGTCGGGCGAACGGTGTAAGAGTGATGCGAACACTACTTACACACGCTGTGAGTCTTTTTTTCGTTCCTTGTATTTTGTATTCATTTTAACACATTTTTCCCAAAATTCAGTCGTATAGTTATCAGACAAATATTGAGAAAGTTAAGAAACAGCTGTATAACAACGTTTCTCGAATTAAGATAATTTGAATATGCAATTATGCATTTAGACATTTCAGGAACTCATATGAATATTTTACCACTAATTCATTGATATTAGAACATAAGTTCTTATATTTATTTTAGTTAAGATTAAAAATATATCATATTTTCACATTTGACAATAAATCTATCATTTATAGTATATCGATATTCATATAATTATACTGATAGTATGAAAACTTTAGGTGAAACTTTAAAAAAACTTAGAAAAAGTCGTCCGTCATTAAGACAAGAGGATTTAGCTCATGAACTAAATCTCAGTAGAAGCCAAATCAATAACTACGAAAATGGTTTTTCTGAACCTGATCTTACGACACTGTTTCGTCTCGCCTCCTATTTCAATGTAACGTTAGACGTGCTAACTGGACGTACTGACGCTACAGATGATGAAACGCTACATAATACTCTCAATGGGGTTCAAAAAACGTATGGGGCGTTATCTGAAAGCCAAAGAGAGAACTTTTGCAAACAACTTGATCATTACGTGAGATTCCTAGGTGAGAATAATGAAATATTGTGATTTGATTTCATTTTAGAAGAAATCTTTTCCATTGACCAGTGGTAAAATTTTACATAATTTTACCAATTGTGGTAAGAGAGCTAATCGCTCTCTTTTTTTATTTCCATTCGACAGAATGTGACAAACTGATTGCAATTACATTTGTTATGGTCACTAAAAAAAATAAGCCCACAAATTATGTGGGCTCAGAAGTATGGATACATGTATTTTACCACAGAGACACTCGAATGGGTGTCTTTTTCCTTTTTCTGATACTGGAATTATTTGTGCTATTCGAATACTATTAACTCAAGGAGGTATGGATAATGAAAGGATATTTTAGAAAACGCGGTGAAAAGTGGTCATTTACGATTGATATCGGAAGAGATCCCCTTACTGGAAAAAGGAAACAAAAAACAGCATCAGGCTTTAAAACAAAGAAAGAAGCCGAACGTGCATGCAATGAGCTTATACATCAATTTAATACTGGAAGTCTAGTTGATGATAAGAATCTTACTCTTAGTGAATATTTACAAGAATGGCTAGAAAATACCGCTAAACAAAGAGTAAGGGAAACTACATTCACCAATTATAAAAGAGCTGTAAATAACCGAATTATACCTGTGCTTGGCTCACACAAACTAAAAGATTTAAAACCCTTACATGGACAACGATTTGTTAAATCGTTAATCGATGAAGAACTATCACCTAAATATATTGAATATATTTTTATTGTTCTAAAAGGGGCGTTAGAAGATGCTGTTAAGTGGGAACTTCTATATAAAAACCCATTTGAACATGTAGAAATCCCTCGCCCACGAAAAGTGGTCAATAATACGTGGTCAATCGAGGAAACAAAAACGTTCCTAACTTATGCAAAATTTGATAACCCTATCTACTATCATTTATTTTTACTTGCGCTCAACACTGGCATGCGTAGAGGTGAATTATTAGGATTAAAGTGGAAAAATGTAGATTTAGTTGAAGGAAAAATAAGTGTGACAGAAACTCTCATTTATGATGAACGTGGTTTTCGATTTACAGAGCCGAAAACATCTGGTTCCAAACGTTTAATTTCCATCGATCAGACCTTATGTAAAGAATTTAAAAGTTATAAAGCGAAACAAAATGAATTTAAATTAGCTATCGGTACAGCTTATGAGGATCATGATTTAGTTTTTTGTAGAGAAGATGGTCAACCGATATATCCAAGAACATTGACCACTATCTTTGAAAGAGTTGTAAAAACATCTAAAATTCCTAAAATTCGATTCCATGATTTACGTCATACACATGCAACTCTTCTACTTAAATTAGGGATCAATCCCAAAATCGTAAGTGAGAGATTAGGGCATAGTTCTATTAAGACCACATTAGACACTTATAGTCATGTTACATTAGATATGCAAGAAAGTGCCACTATAGCACTAAGTGAGGCGTTAAAATCATAAAACAATTGTTGATGTGGTCAAAATGTGGTCAACCCCATCAACAATTACTATGAAACCCCTATATATCAAGGCTTAACCAAGCCACACACTCCACATGAGTCGTATAAAGTATATCATACCATTTAGTGTAACTTATATTACTGCTGTGTATTCTATTGCAAGAAAATAAAACGTAATGTATTTTTTGATGCATTGAATGTATTTAGTTTATTTTAAGTGTGTGGTCAATTTGGTGGTCAGTGGTCAAAAAGAGCTGGATTTCCATTCAGCTCTTTTTATTTAGATAATAGGCATAATACGAAAATCCCTAAAATCTGATATAATGATACAGTTATTAACATCAAACAGGGGGAACAATTCATGAAGAAACTTTTCAAGTTCGGTTGTCTAGGTATTGTTGCTATATTTGCAATTCTTGTTGTCATAATGATTATCGATATAGCTAATGACGAACCAAAATCAAAAGAAAGACCAAAGGAGACTGTCACAACAACAGCTAAATGGGAAGGGAAAATTAAAGAAGTTGCATCAAGTAATAAAAATCCAAATGAGAAGTTTGATGAAGTGAGCAAATATGCTCACGATTACAAACCATCTAAAGATGAAGTAAAACAGTTTGGTGATGCCATCATTAGAGAATATAAAGATAAAAATTATATTAAAGATATCTCTAACCATGAGTATATGTTAACGAATATTTTCAAATCACAAGTTGTTGATAGAAACACATCAGAAAAGCCATTAAAAGATTTCGCTTTCGACTTCTGGCAAAACTCTAAATATAACTACCGTGGTGTAGAAAATGCAACAAGTAGTGCTACACAAGCAAACGAACGTCAAATGGATAAAGCTTTAAATAAAATGAATAAATAAAATTACCATAATCCATTTGAATTTTAGGAGGGTATATTATGAAAGTTGTACGCTCTATATTTAAAAGTTTCCGTATAATAGGTTTAATTGTAAAACCTATATTAAAGGCATTATCTAAAAGTAAATTTTAATTACATAGAAATAAAAAAAACCGCCCAACAGGACGGTTTTTATTTTTGTTAATCAAACTATTCTTTTATGAAAGATTATTTACTTCACTTTGATATATTCGTAAAACCATTTTCCACCTGGTCGAGTATCCATCCACCAAGTGATTTTATCTAATTCAGTATTAGGTAATACTTCCGTTTGCAAGTACGCCACTCCAGTTAAAGGATCAGAGATAACCTTTCCTTTAATTCCACGCTCATTCATAGCATTTAGAACTTCTTGAGTCATCGAAACACCGAAACCACCTGATTTAACATATTGATAACCACTACTGGCAACAGATTGTTCTTGTTGGTTTTCCCCTGTAAACCAAGATAATGGTTTGTCTCCAACTAAAGAATTTAAATCAACCTTTCCAATTCCATCTAGCCATCCACCTGTTTCTCCGTCTGCATATTGCCAAATATCACATTTATAAGCAGGTTTTGGACCACCATATCGCGGAATCCAAAGGAAGTCAGCTTTTACATTGTTTAATCCGTATTTGTTATACATGTGGTGACTAACATAAAAACCAACTTTCCATCCTTTAGACTTACAACGATTAATGAAGGCTTGTGATGCTTCTGCTATCTTTTGCTCTCCACATGATTTTAATGTATCATCTTCAGTATCTAAAACTAAGAATTTAGCATTAGGGTTAACGCGGGCCATAAAATCGTCTGCTTCTTTGATTGCGTCATTTACACTTACAAAACAACCATATGCATAAGCGGCGTGGGGAATATTTCGTTTCTCTAATTCTTTTACATATCCATTATAATATTGATCTATCATATTAGAGCCGTATTGTACACGGCAAATACATAAATCTAATTGTGGTCCAAGTACATCCCATTTTATTGAACCTGCATTCCATTTCGAAATATCGATAATTCGTCCCATTATTGAACATCTCCCTTTTCATTTTGATTAACGTCATCTCCATGACTTGTCCAAATGCCTAGCGCAATACCAAATAAATAAACAGCTTGCTGTACCTTTTCTAAATTACCTTCAAATCCGGTTACTCCGAATACCGATAAAATCATTCCAAAGCATGAAAAAAGCGCAACCCATGTTTTCCAGTTGCGCAAACGTTTCAAAATATTTTCTTTTGTTAGTGGCATTGTTAATTTGCCTCCTTTTCTAGATTATCTAAGCGTTTATGTGCTTGCTTCGCACTTTCCTCGACTCTTGTAATACGCTCGCCAAATGAAACCATCTGTCTTTCACTTGCCTTTTGATCTATGCGAATATCGTCAACACCTTTGCTGATGTATTCTAACTTTGCTTTCATTTCCGCACCTTGCTGACCATCTGACTTAATTTCTTTTGAACGATTTAGCGCGTAAGAAAAGTATCCAATTACTGCTGATGCGATTGCGATGAGTACGCCAATTTCAATTGTCATTTCTTCACTCCTTTTATGCTACAAAGTAAATTGGATCCATTCCAAATATTTCTGCAATATCTTCTTCACTTCTATCTTTTAAATATGATTCAGTTGTTGAAATATCAGAATGGTTAGCGAGCGACTTTAACTTTTCTAGTGGTACACCTTGTACTTTTAAATTATCTAATCTGCTATGACGAAAACAGTGAGGGTTTATTTTAAATTCCTTGCCTTCCTTTTCGTTTAGCATCTTAGCAAATATCTTGCACCAATAATTAAATACACTTTTGTTTAACAGTCTTCTCTCACCATTCTTATAAACTCTTACAAATAAATCTGGAATAGCATCCTTACCACGTTGATTTATATATAAACGAATGCATTTCTGCACTCGGGGATTGTAATATAATCTAAACTTTTTACCGCGTTTCCCTCGGACCACATTTGTATAATATTGTCCTGTCAGCCCTTCTTTTTGAACTTGGTAAACTTCATTTTTTCTAGCTGCACTAAAATACGATAGCGCTAAATACGTAGCTAACATATATCTTTCTTGTACTATTAGCTCATCGATTAACCACTCAATTTGGTCTTCAGTGATAAAAGTAATTTCTCTAATTGGATTCTTCGGTAAACCACGTACCCGTGAACCTACATTAAATTCATAATCATAATCGTCATCATCCGCACAAAATTCTAATGCGGACCTTAATGCACTCATTAACCCATTTACACGAGCATTAGACATTCCCATCTCTTGAAAAATAATAGATAAATTACGAATGTCTTTACGCGTTAACTCAATAAGGTTTTTATTTTCGAAGTGTTCATGTATTAGAAACAAAATAATTCGTAAATCCCAATTGTATTGCTGTAAAGTGCTTGCCGCTTTCCCTTGTGCTTTCTTTTCAATAAGAAAATCTTTGACTAGGTTTTTGTTTTCTTGGCTAACATGCTTTTCATAAATTGCTTGGTCTACTATTCGTTTCACACTGATCATCTCCTCAAAATAAAAAGAGAAGCAAAAGCGCTCCTCTTGATCTATGAATTGAATTTATTCAAAGCCGTATTTTGTTAAAATTTCACATGATTTCATCCTCTCTTTATGAAAGGACAAATCTATACTTCACTTTGGATTTTTTTGGATTTTGAGCCTTCCGTTTATGGATATCATTTAGGTATATGACTAAAAAGGGAAGTATAAACAGCGTTCTAAAAGAGAGCAGTGTTTGTGCCCCAAAATCTATAATTATCACAGCGATAAATATAGTTATAGCTGTATAATTAGAATATAAGTTTCTTTTTAAAAATAAATATAAACCTAAATACATTAATATAACTAACGGTATCGATCCTCGTAACATATATTCCATCATTCCTGAGTCACCAAAAAACAGGTCAGGTGAATTCCCGAATCCAACTGGCATAAATATATTGTCCTTAATATAATCAATATTTCCACTTAGAATACCATCATTAGAATAACGCCCAGAGATTCCATTCTGATCAGAAGATAACGTTCTACTGATTATAGTTGAGTATTTGTTAATAACATTCATCACTTCTTCTAAAACAAACAAAGCCGACACGGATATTATGCTGATTAATCCCAAAGCTTTAAGAGTTTTATATTTCAAAGAATAATACAACAACTGAATTGTAGCAACTGCAACGAAAATATATCCCCCGTTAGAACTAAGGTTAAATATAAACCAAACATAGAGTACAGAAAAAACTAGTTGTATCAACTTTCCTTCTTTTTTATACATCGTAAAGCACATATAGAACAGTAAGTATAAGAAAAATCCCGCGATAGAATGTGCCGCAAACATAACAACTGGTTTTTTCATAGCCAGAG